CGGCCTACGGCAACGCCCTGCTTGATGGCGTTATAAGCAGATGTGGCTAGGCCAACGGCTGTAATAGGATCAATCATGTGTCCATGTACCTCGCGGGGCAATAGGCGTCTGGATGTACAACGTACCGTTTATCGTACCATTGACCGTTCTTTCCGCCCGGCGCACCACAGTCGTAGTAGCAGGCTTTATAAAGCTGGGTGCCGTAGTTGTTTACGAAAGTGTGTCCATACCCAACAAAAACAAGAACACACCACATCTCACGGCTCCGCCAACAGCACCAATAACGTATCTAGTAGCCCATAAAGCTTTTGCCTTTTATCGCAGCACCACAACCGCGGGTCATCATTTTACGCGGCGTGTTGGCAAAATCAGTCAAACCGCCAGCTACAGGAGCCGGGGCTGTTTTTCCGTAAGGAATGCGGCCTTGTCCTTTAATGTCGGCGTAACCGACAGCTTTGGGTGGATTGCTCGGCGCAGAGCCGTTAACTTTAATTTTACGATCTTTCATGATTTAACTCCTTTTAAAGACGCTAGTGCGGGGACCAGAAACAAAGTCTTGGTCCGTAATTAAAGAACGAATACCCTCGTCTTGTGCCGGAGGGGTGTAAGGAACATACGGGGTAAACGGACGTATTGAGTTTGTAGGACCCATAGGGGTGCCACTATACGCGCCGTAAGTGCGGCCTTGCACTGGTGTTGTATCAACCGGGGGTTGCGGCGCAGGCGTAAATATGGGGTTAACCGGAGCGGGCGGGGCGACTGGCGAAGGTGGTAAAATATCCGTAGGAGGAGGGGGTAAAATCGTGCCGCCACCACCGTCTTCTTCGCCCATGGCCATGGTCGTTAGGTCACCAAAAGGTGGTTTCTCAGGAATCGGCAAGCCGTCATCCTCTTCGCCCATCGCCATGGTTGTCAGTAGAGGCCCTTCTGGACCGAAAAAGGGATTTGGCGGCCTCGGTAGGTCGGGCTCAATCACACCACCACCGCCATCTTCCTCGCCCATAGCCGCAGTGGTAGCCATGCCGGGAGGAGGCATATCCGGGCCTTGAAACTCGACGCCGCCCTCAGTGTAACCCGGAACCTGATCGGTATAAGTAGGGTTTTCTGCCGCGGCCCCTTGATCGTAAAACTGGGACATGAAACCAGAGTCGTCATTATAATCTTCTAGCTTTGCGTATCTTAAAAACTCAATAGCGTCGTTAGCACCAATTCTGCCATCGTTATTTACGTCATAACGCATGTCCTCGTCACGTAAACCAACGGCCATGTTTAAAACATCTAAAGCCTCTTTGGGAACCATCTGGCCATTGTGTTCAACAAGTTCCACGCCGTCACGCACAAAGGTGTTAGTTTGAGGGACTTCTCCACCCTCGGCATACTTACGCGGATAAGCGTAATTTAAACTCTTGTTCATCATTGCGCTTGCCCTCGCTGTTTAAGTATCTCACGCTCCATGGCCGATTGAATACGAGCCGCGGTCTGTTCTTCCTGAGACTGCAACCGTTGCTGGAATTGCTGACCACGCATTTGCTGGTTCTGTGCGTCCAACTCCAGCTTGGCCTGATCGATCTGCGTATCCGCCTGATCTGCCGCCGCTTTCTGTTGCAACTCTTGCTCTTTAAGCTGAACCAGTGGATCAGGAGCGCCCGCACCCGATAGCTGACCAGACAAGTCTTTAAGCTGTTGCAACCCTTCCGCAATAAACTGAGCCGTCATTTGCTCAACCTGAAGCATTTGCTCCTCGTTCGCAGGCTGACCACCCTGTTGCTGAACTTGCTGCAAATACGCAACTGCCGCTTGCTCGCGGGCCGCGATCTGTACATGCTCCATAACGTGCTTTTGAACAGCAATCGCAACTGGAGGCATATTGCCCACAATCGGAGAAGTCCCAAACAACAAGTGAGCCGTAATGTGTGCCTGATGGTTCTGACCCTCAAACGCCTTCAACGGTAACATGTCTAACGCATTAATATTCTCTTGCGCCGGATCAACAGGCTCATCCGTATCCGCAGGCACAGACTTCAATAACCGGTCCGTATCCGTCACACCCAAAGCGTCATACATATCGCTAAACACTTCGTGCATATTATGAATTTCGGGAGCCTGAGACGCTAACTGCAACTTAGTCTGCGCCAACATAATGCGCTGCGACTGACTAAATACATTCGGATTGCTGACAGGTATAACGTCCACCCGACCATCAAAGTCCTCGCGCATAATTGTTTCGTCGCCACCCGGTACAGAGTAAGGATATTCTTGCGGCAAGCTTTCAGACATGACACGCGCCAAAATCCTAAATTCTTGACGCATCGCATAATGCAAACGCTTATGTACAGCACTCATGACACGCGAGCCTTGCTCCATCATCGCCATGGTTGTGCCAACAGCCGCTTGCTGATTGCCATCCCCAACCTTCAAATCAGTTATCGTTGCGAAACGCTGACCAGCTTGAACCACAAAACCCAACAACTGAAACAGCGTCTGGTCCGGACCCTTGAAAGGCAACGGCATTAGGCTGTCACGAATAGCCCCACCGGGAGCGTCCACGTCGCGGAACTCACCGGGCTGCAACGGTTCATCATCATCTCTGATCCGTAGTCCGCGGGCCTTGAAACCCGCTGGGAGGTTGGACAACGTACCAGCATCAATCAACTGTCGCAGTGCCGAAGTGGCAGTTCGTGACAAACCGCCAATAGTATGGATCAAACCTAAACCATAAAAGCCAAAGCCCGGTAAAAACTTGTAATGCGTAAAGTATTGTATCTTCTTTTTAAGCGTATCTTCCTCGTCCCAGTTCCGACGAACCGCCAAAACCTGACCATTATCCATAGAAAGCGTCACAATATAAGGGACCCGGATGCCCGTAGGCTCCCCGTCATCGTCCACTTCCTCATAACCCTCAAGGTCTAAATCAACGTGACACTCCAAAATCGTGCAATCATAATCAATCGATCCCGGCTCAATACCATCAATTCGATCTATCTCGCCCTCAACACCCGTCACCTCGCGCTGAGATGGAATAACGTCCACGTCATCCAAATAAACGCCCGCAATCTGCCGTTTGCGCAAATCATTCAAAGACATGCGGACAACTTGCGTTATATTAGGACATGTTTCGAGGTCCGCAGTCTCATACGGAACAACCAAATTCTCCGCAGGAACAAACTTACTGACCGCACGGCCCATCGCTTCATCGTAATACGTCTTCTTAAACGTAGAACCCGCAAGCGGTAAATAAAACAACATCTGATCCATGTCAGGAGTGTAATCCTCCATGACATTCGTAATGTAATAATTCATAAATTGACGCACACGCTGCGCTTGAGCAGCCTTCGCCCGCGTCTCTTGGCCCATAACAACAGTCCGAACCGGACCACTAGAGGGCAAAAGCTCATTAAAAGCCTGCGCCTGAAATTGTGTCGCCGCCTCTGCAAGCAAAGGATGTGTCACGCCAGAGGACCCGCGGAAAGGTTGTGTCCGCTCCTCGTAATTAAAGCCCAAAAGCTCCAAACCGCTTGAATACGCGTCTTCCCAATCCTGACGACTGGCCTTGTTCGCGTCGTACTCGCTCAACAACTCGCTCGCTACGCGCTGTAGCTCACGGTCCGGCATCTCTTCCGCCAAATTGGCGTAAAAATTATCGTCAACGCCACGCTGGTCCTGCGGGTCAAAGTCAATCTCAACCCCACCATCGTCCGTCTCATTAATCTCAATCTCTCCGACGTTCTCGGCCTCAACCATCGCCATAACATTGTTCTGGGAGTCCGGTAGCTCTATCTCAAGCTCCGCCTTTAAATCTTCCTCGTCAAGCTGGGACGGAACATTCCGGTCCATTAAACTGCCTGAATAACCATTTACTTCTTCTTCTGCCATGTAATTCTCCTATCTGACCAACTCAGTAGTTCCTATACTTACGGGGCGAAAACCCAAGAACTTTTCTAGTCGTGTCAAAATATCCTTCCTCGTTGCGAGGGTAATACACGTCCGGACCCTCAGACGGTGATACAAAGTTCCGTGGAGCGCGAGGCTGACCCGCAGCCGGTGTCATACGATCCTCTTCTGTACGGCCCATTATCCTATCTAACTGTTTAAATATCTCAGCGTCAACTGCCGCGGTTAATTCCTCAACCGTAGCGTCCATGCCCGCCTTCTTAAATATTTGCCGACCAATCTCATTGTTCCGTTGATCCATAGCAACGTCCCGAGCATTCTGGCCACCCAACGGAAACGGCGCAAACCGATCCAAAAACTCACTAAAATTACCCGCCGTCTCCGCAGTCTCCGGGCCATACTCCAAAGACGTAACCGCAGAACCAAGCATGTGACCACGCGCATCCTCTAACTCAGGGTACGTCGGCATATCTCGACGGTCCTCGGGCCGCGCATGACGGACTTCTTCAGAATAATCCAAATCAGTAGGTATCACTCGCTCGCCCGTCTCCTCGTCAAAAACGCTCGGATAGCCGTACTCGTCAATTAAAGTTTCCATAAATTCAGGGGAGGTGCCCCCAATACGACCAGACTCGCGAATGCCGTCCGTTACATCCTTACCACGAATTTTATCCATGATAAGGGACCCTAGACCCCTTTCTTCGCGCATATAGGTGTCTTCGTAAGCACGGCGTTTCATCTCAGCACGTTCTGCTTCGGTGAAAGAAGGCATAGGACCAACACCATACTCAGTCTCATAGGCCTGCCTGCGCATCTCCGCGTCAGGGTCATCGCCCACGGGGCCCCGCAAAGGTGCAAATTGTGGCATAGGACTTTGTGCGCCGGGAGCCGTGCCGCGTAACGTGTCATCCAAATACATAGGGCTGCCGCCCTCTTCGAAATACATCACGTCATCAAAGCCGCCCGCCCCAAGATTTACCGCAGTCCCATACATCTAGCCGCCTTTCGTCTAATAATACATTCGCACTCTAGCAGAGTTTTCCGCATCTTCCCAGTCATCTGTTGGTAATTGTACAAAATTACCTTGTCTATAGCGCATAAGAGCCTGTGTCATACTATCCACCAAGTCGTCATGCTCCCCATTCGGAAACGCCGCAACCTCCTCAATTAACTCCTCCGCCCACATCTCGTCAGGAGCCCAAACCATCCCAGCCTCAAATAACGGCGCTATACTATGCGCCCGAGTTACCTTGTCATTACCACGACTTGGCGTAAAATTCACCACCGGAATGCCCATGTTCCGTAATTCCTGCGTCAAAGGCAAACCACTCGCCTTCGCCTCAATAATTACCGTGTCAGGTTCCCAAAACTGATAACTCTCTAAAGCCTCACCCTTCAATTCAGGAAAATCCCAACGCCCCTTCTTAACATCCAACAAAATTAAATTAGGACCCGAACCACCCTCATTAGGATAAAATACACCCCACGTCGTAATCGCAGAATAATCCGCAGTCTCGCGCTTGGAAAAAGCAGTATCATAACTCTGTATCACAAACTCTAACTGCGGAACCTTCTCCTGATCCCAAACACGCCACCACTCGCGCTTGATAATCGCATTCTCCTCACCCGTCGGATTCTGCTGATACTGCGCATTCCACTTGCTCGGAGGAATAGACGACTTAACCGCAGTCAAATCCTCCAAACTCCAATACTCCGGCCAACAAGAAGTGCCATCCTCAAATATTGCAGGTAACTCAACAACCTCCCACTGATCCGCAGAAGGGTCCTTCGCTTGCGCCCGAAGCAACTGACCCGTCATGTCCTTCTCAGACCACCGAGTCTGAACCAAAACAATAGAACCACCCGGCTGTAAACGCTGCCGAGGACCACCCGTATACCAATCCCAAGCATCGTCAAAACCCGTGTTGCTCATCGCAGTCTGCTCCGAATGAGGATCGTCAATAATAATTAAATCACCACCACGTCCCGCCAAGTTCGAACCAACACCAACAGCGTAATACATCCCACCACTGCTCGTGTCCCACCGACCACTCGCCTTGCTGTCCGAAGCCAAATTCACACCCGGAAACACATCCTTGAAATCATCACTCTCAATCAAGTTCTTCGTCTTACGACCAAAGTTAACCGCTAACTCCGTCGTGTGCGTCGCCTGAATAATCTTCATCTTCGGATTACGGCCCATCATCCAAGCCGGAAACAAATAAGACGCAAACTCACTCTTCGTGTGCCGCGGTGCCATGTTAATAATAAGTCGCTTTAGGTCACCATTTGCGACCCTTTCCAACTTTTCGGCAATGATCTTATGATGACGGCCCGCGATAAAGTCAGGCCAAACAGTTTTA